TTGGTGTGGCAATTCTTACTGTGCTTAGTGCAATTACTTTGGTACTTGGGCTTGCTTGGGCGTTGGCCGTGGTTTTTGGGGATATGGGATAATTAATGGCTAGTACAGGCGGTGTAAAGATTGGATCATCTCACGATGAGGCTAGGACCAGAAAGATTAACGCAGAGGCCGAGATAGCAGAGCTAACCCTGCAGCAGATACATGGTACCCTTGTGTTAGCTGATGATGTTGTGACAGCTTGGCAGGAAGTATTAGGAGCATTTAAGTCTAGGCTTCTTGCCATACCTGTTAAAGCGGCTCCCATAGTATCAGTAGAAAATACTACAGCATCATGCAAGGCTGTAGTGGAAGATTTAATTAATGAGGCGCTAGAGGAACTGTCTAACTATGACCCCACAGCTAAAAAGACTGAGGAAGAAAAACCTAAAGCTAAAGCTAAGTCAGGCGCTAAACGTGCTAAAGCCACCACCAAAGCTAACAATAAGCCAGTGGGCAGACCAGGAAAGGCGGCTAGACTCACAAAGTAGTGCGGAAGCTGGTCGATGGTACACATCTAGGGCTGAATATCAGCGTGGGATGATGGATGCCTGTTCTGACCCGTCCATACAAGAAGTAGTTGTCATGGCGGGAGCGCAATTAGGCAAGACCGAGGCTATACTTAATATTATTGGTTATCATATTGATAATGACCCTAGCCCTATTTTGGTGATGCAGCCTACTGTTAAGATGGCAGAGGCGTTTAGCAAAGACCGAGTTGCATCTGGCTTGCTGGCATCTTCACCTTGCTTGCAGTCTAAGGTCAAAGACCCAAGATCAAGAGATTCAGGCAACACAACTTTGCATAAAGTGTTTCCTGGTGGCGCTTTAACAATGGTTGGAGCCAATAGTGCGGCTGATCTTGCATCTCGTCCTATTAGGGTGGTTTTGTGCGATGAGGTCGATAGGTATCCCGTTAGTGCAGGAACCGAGGGTGATCCAATCTCTCTGGCAGTCAAGCGAACTATTACATTCTGGAATAGAAAGATTATTATGGTGTCTACCCCGACAAACAAAGGGGCATCCAGGATTGAACACGCATACGAAAAATCTGATCAACGAAAATACTACGTTCCATGCCGACACTGTACCGAGGGACAGGTTCTTAAATGGTCTAATGTTCAGTGGGACAAAGACAATCCTGAAAGCGCGAGGTATTTGTGCGATAATTGCGACTATGAATGGAGCGAAAGCGACAGGATTTGGTCAATACGAAACGGTATATGGGTAGCTACTAAGCCGTTTAATGGGGTGGCGGGTTTTGCTATTAATGGAATGTACTCGCCTTGGACACCGTTGTCAGCAGGAGTTAAAGATTTTCTTGCGGTAAAAAAGAATCCAGAGCAACTAAAGGTATGGACTAACACGTATTTAGGTGAGACTTGGGAAGATTCGGGTGAGCGACTAGATTATCATGCACTTTCGGACAGAAGAGAAGAGATGCCTTACTTGCCTGATGATGTGTATGTGATCACAGCAGGCGTTGATGTTCAAGATAACAGATTGGAGATAGAGATTGTTGGATGGGGTAAGGATGATGAAAGCTATGTGTTGGATTTTGATGTTTTGTATGGCGACCCAAGCAGCCCTCATTTATGGGGAGACTTGGACACGATCTTATGGAAGCAGTATAAGACGGCTGGAGGTCGAGAGCTTGGAATCAGGGCTACCGCAGTAGATTCGGGTGGTCACTATACTAATTCCGTATACAAGTATTGCAAGAAGAACGCAGGTAGAAGGATATTTGCGATCAAAGGTATTGGGGGTGAGGGTAAGCCAGTAGCATCCAAGCCAAGCAGAAACAACGTGGGCAAATGCCCTTTGTTTATGATTGGTGTAAATACCGTCAAGGACATTGTTTTTGCTAGACTAAAACTGCAAGAAGAGGGTCCGTCTTATGTGCATTTTTCCGACAGGCTTGAAGATGACTTCTTTAAGCAGCTAACTGCGGAAAAAAAGGTTACTAGATATCACAAGGGGTTTCCTCGATCAGAATACCAAAAAGCGAGCCATGCAAGAAACGAAGCATTAGACTGTTTAGTGTATGCCATAGCCGCTTATGTTATACTGAACGTGAATATCAACGCATTGGCGGCTAAGGTAGAGAAAGAAGCCAACAAAAAGCCTATAGAGGTTGATAGATCAGTTAAAAAGCATCCTGCTTTAGCAAGACAAACAGTGCGGCAGGGCGGGTTTGTTAATTCATGGCGATAATAAAATATGGCAAATGCATTTAATGCTGACAACGCACTAGCAACAGAGCCAGAGAGCTTTGTTGTTGGTGACTTTGTTCAGTGGAAGCGCACCGATCTAGGTGCAGATTACCCCAATACTGACTACACTGCAAGCTACGTATCAAGAGATGCGACAGGTGGATCGCATGAATTCACGGTTATCGGGACTTCTAGCGGTAGCGATTACTTATTTACTATTCTTGGCGCAAGCTCTAGCGGATTTAGCGTTGGGCATCATCATTGGCATCTGGAGATTAAGCGGAATAGCGATAACGAGCGAATTGTGCTGGAGTCGGGTCACTGGGACATAGAGATTGATGTAGATGTAAATGGTGTTGACCCTCGCTCTCACGCTGAAATCATGGTGCAGAAGATTGAAAGCGTTTTGCAGGGTAAAGCTGACTCTGATGTGTCAAATTACTCTATTCAGGGTCGATCCTTGACTAAAATGAGCTATGACGAGCTAATGAACGCAAGAAAGCAATATAAATCAGAGTTAAGGTCTGAAAAGGCTAAAGAAATGATTAAGCGCGGAAAAGGTAGCTCTGCAACAATAAAGGTGACGTTTTAATGGCTATTTCAGACATTTTTAAGCGCAAGAAAGTGCAAAAGAGGCGTGTCATGCCTATCGTGCCAAGAAGTTATGTTGCAGCAGGGGTTAACAGACTATTTGCTGACTTTGGCGTTAGCGATAGTTCTGCCGATGGTGAGCTTAGGACATCACTGCCAATCATGCGATCCAGATCGCGTGAACTTTCTCGCAACAACTCTTACGTCAAGCGGTATCTTGGGTTGTTGACTAAGAATGTTGTTGGTAAAAAGGGCATAACCTACCAATCAAAGGCATTAAACTCTGATGGCACAATGGACACTGGTGGAAATGATCTAGTGGAGTCTGCGTTTCGCTCATGGGGTCGATTGGGTAACTGTACAGTTGATGGCAAAATGACATTTTGCGATGTGCAGAAGATGGCGGTTGAGTGTGAGGCGCGTGATGGCGAGGTGTTTATACTAAAGCACTTTGGTCCTCAGTTTAAGGATGGTGTGGCGTTGCAGTTTATTGATGCTGACAGGATTGACCATGATGTCAATAGGCGACTAGAGAATGGCAACGAGATACGCATGGGTGTGGAGCTTGATGCGTTTAAGAAGCCAGTGAGATACCATGTGCTACAAGACCATCCAGGTGATGCAGGTTTTCAGGCGAAAGCTGGTCAAAAAAAGTACATTCAAGTCCCTGCCGAGCGCATGATTCACATATTTAAGGCTGAACGGCCAGGTCAGACGCGGGGTGTACCTCGAACCGCACCAACAATGAGCGCGATCAAGCAGTTAGATGGGTTTAAGGAGGCGGCAATCGTTGCAGCTAGGGTTGGAGCGTCCAAGATGGGCTTTTTTACATCTAACTCAGGCGATGACTTTAATGCTGACGAGTACGATGGTCAGACTCCAGTAATGAACGCAGAAAGCGGCACTTTTACGCAGTTACCAGCAGGGATGGACTTTAAGTCGTTTGACCCTGGCTATCCCACAGGTGAGTTTGACCCATTCCATAAGGCAGTGCTAAAGAGTATTGCGTCAGGATTGGAGATTGGCTATACATCACTGGCTAACGATGCCGAGGCGACTAGCTATAGTTCAATTCGACAAGTGGCGTTAGATGATCGAGATTTCTATTCTGATCAACAAGAATTCTTTATTGAGCATTTAGTTCGGCCTATCTTTGAGTGCTGGTTAGAGTATTACTTATCATTTGGTAATAGCCCTATGCCATTATCTCGGTTTGAGAAGTTTGCTAATGCGGCAGAGTTTAGAGGCCGTTCATGGAACTGGGTTGATCCGCTAAAGGAGATGAATGCCGCTGTTACTGGGTTGCATTCTGGCATACAGTCTCTTCAACACGTTGCCGCACAGTATGGTATGGATGCGGAAGAATTGCTGTCTCAAATTAAGAAAGATAAGGAGCTTATGGTGCAGTTTGGTGTTGATTATGCGCTAGAGCCTTACAATGTGCCGAAAGCGCCAGAGGTTGTTCCAGATGAGGACGAAGATGATGCCGAAGATAAGTCAAACGCTGATAACTCCGAAGATGAGCTAAACAGAGCTATAATCACTGCTTTAACGGTAGTCTAACATGAAGGTGTCACAGGCTGTTGCCTTATTCTTGACTAGAATAAAGCAGTCAGAAGAGGGCTACCGAAAGAGCCTGTTGGGTCTTACTGATCTTGTATCCAAAGTTGAGGCGCAAAAGGGCGATAAGGGTGATCCAGGCGAGTCAATAAGGGGTGACAAGGGCGACAAAGGTGATAAGGGTGACAAGGGTGACACTGGCGCTCAAGGTAAAAGTGGCGCAGACGGCAAGAACGGAAAGGATGGTCGCAACGGAGTAGACGGCAAAGATGGGCGTGACGGCTTAGATGGTAAGGCTGGTCGCAACGGGTTAGATGGCAAAGGCGGCAAGAATGGTAAAGATGGAAAAAATGGCCGTATTCCACGGCACAAGATACAGGATGGAGCTATTACTTTTGAGCAACGTCCTGGTGTTTTTGGAGAGCCGATACGGTTTATCCAGAATAATAATTATTACGGTGGAGGCGGTGGAAGCGGTGGGCCGTCAGAGTCAAGTCTTAGGTGGATAGATTACGCCACTGGTTTTGGTTCTGACCCTGTTTTGACGCAAACAATAGCAACTGGTGATGTTTACACCTATACATACTCAAACGGCACGTTGTACAGATTAGTGCCTAGCGGCTCAGAGCAAGATGCGTTTTATAGAGTGTTTTCTGGCGGTGTTTTGAGTGATTTGGTGGTAACTAAGGGGATAGAGATTTAATGGCTACGTTCACTTTAACGTCTGAAAGAATAACCATTGACGGAGAATACAAAGAGTTTGTAGGCGGGTCAGGAAATACAACTACTGTCATCCAGTATGCGTCCGGTGATGCTCCCGCAAACGGTGATGCAGGACGTTTCTTGCTTTGGAGAAATGGCACCAATACGGGTTTTTGGGAGGTGCGTTTTATAGCGTCTGCCACTTCGTCTACTGTCACTGTAACTGATGGTGGATTTAGTTCTGCACCGCCTAGTAGTTCTACGTTTGTTATTAGCACGAACTTAGACGACATTGACGCGGCTTATACTAACTCAGTAGTTCGCAAGGAAGGCCGTAGTTTTCAGATTAGAAACCGTGACTTTGAGTTGACTAATGGCGCGTTTGTTGCCGATGTGAACGCCTCTATCAGCAGTAAATCTACTCAAACAGGTAGTGGGTTTATTGGCACTTATCCAGTGGCTAACGGCTGTGCGTTGCAGTTTGGGCGGCTGATAGGTGGAGAGGCAAATAATAGCGTAGAAACGATTGGCGGCTGTCAGATTCTTTTTGAAGTCTCAAACGGCACTTTAATGTTTACAACCCAAGGTTCTGCAAATTCAAACGGGCCTGTTCTTAATTTTTATGGATGCTTGGTAGAATCCATTAGCAATGGATTTACTCCGTTTATTCGTTCGTCGGGGGCCATGCGAATGATTGGCTGTGTGGCGGACGGACCAATGGGCGGTAGATTATACTCGCCAGAATCAGAACTAGTTGATACAAGGTTTAGCGGGAACGTATCTGGCAGCAATGCTTGGTCTTTGGGCGCTACATTCACGCGACCTATTAACAACGTGTTCTTTTATCAAAATGATACTGCAATTAAAGCATTCCAAGGTTTTACAGGCAAATTCACCAACGTGACTTTTGCAGACTCAAACACTAATATTATAGATTCTTCTGGCGCAAACTCTAGCTTGTTATTTACATTTATTGACTGCACAACTTTTGCAGATAATAAAATAACTAATACAAGAGGGAATTATAAGCAAGGTAAATCAATAAACTATACGCTGACTAACTCAGCAGGTGTCGGACTGACAGGCGCAAAAGTTGCTGTCTATGACAACGCAGGTGCAATTCAAGACGGAATCAAGACTAGCGCATCTGGTGCCGTAGATACCATTAACGCAGTGTTTTTTGACAGAGCGCACGGCAGTACAAGCGTCAACAAAGCGCCTTTTGATATTCGCATACGCCAATATGGTTATACTTATCTTGGTTTTCAGTCTGCGGTAAGTGAGTCAATTAAGCAAGAAGTTAGGCTTGCAGATAACACAACTTTAGTATCTACCGAGGCGCAAGCGGCGGCAATCACTGGAATATCGTTAAACTTTGCCACTGAAACCGTTACGATTACACAGGATGCTGACACGCAAAAGCTATACGACTATTACCAGTACCAACTCGCTCAAACAACTAATATGGCTTATGGAGAGGACTTAATAAGAACAGGCGATTCGTTTAACTTGGACGATTGGGATATGGTTGTAGATAGCTGTACCTATACAGGTGATGCAACCACGACTGGATTAATTACCCTGCCTAACAATGGTGTTTTTAACGGAACTCGAACCGATGCTAACGGTACGGTATTTCCACCGCAACCTATAAGCATCACTAACATATCCGCAGGGTCACGCTTACAGATTTACAATGTTACAACATCGACAGAAAGAGTAAATGAGGTTGTATCGGGAACTTCTTACACTAGCTCATACACGGAGGGCGTAGAGTACACGGACGGTGATACTGTGCGCGTCCGTTTAACTAAGCTAGGCAAAAATGAGTGGTCTAGTAACGTCTTGGACACCAGTTCTGGTTTTAGCGTGTTGGCTGAACAGGTTGACAGTGCGGTATATGCCGCTATGGGGGTTGATGGCTCTACTGTAACAAAGTTTGCGGCTGATTATGCACAAAACGATGTAAACCTTATTATCGCTACAGATTGGGCTATGGCAGAGCTGTATGCGTGGTGGATGTACAACTTAACAACGGAGCTTGGCCTGAGAGACTTCTTTGGTGGAATTACTGCTATTGACCAATCTAACTTTAGAATTAACTCTGCCGTTGTTAATCTTTTCTTGGATAACAACACCACAGCCAGTTTCAAGCAAACCGATAATCGCAGATTCTTTAGGGATACGGGCGATGGCTATCCCATTAAAACCCCCACTACTAGCGGTTATGGCTTAGATGCTGTGTGGCGAAATACAATATTAATCGCGGATATAGATAATGTTGCAGCCATTAAAGCCAAAACCGACCAATTAAATTTCTCAGGTACAGACGTTAAAGCAACTCTTGATGGGGAGGAAGTTGTCACCGACACTGCAAGTCGTAACGCAAGTAAAGCTGATGTTTCCGGTTTGAGTACGTTTGATGCAAGCACTGATCAGGTTGCTTTGGTCAGGGCTGACCTTGAGACTATTAACGATGGTGTACAAAAGTCAAGCAAGTTAATACCGCATACGGACAGCTTATAGGGCTGTTTGTATTTAATGTTATAATGCAATATGACCGATTGTGGTCGGGGGTTTGAGAATCAAACCGATTAAGAGAGGTAGTTATGTCAGAAACAGATAAGTTAGAGTCATCCGATGCAGCTGATCCTGTTGAGCCTAAGACTGTAGAGGCCGAGGATAGCACAGAAATTCGCGTTGATTCAAACGAAGTGGTTAAAAGATCAATGAAGCTAGAGGCCAGGGCTGTTGAAGAGGGTAGCCGCAGGGTTCGTATTGCTGTTAGCTCTGAGACACCAGTGCAACGGTCATTTGGTATGGAGGTGCTAGATCATAGCCCTGAGTCCATTGATTTGTCATTTTTAAATTCAGGTCGAGCGCCATTGCTGCTTGACCATGACCCTGAGAAACAAATTGGGGTAATCGAATCTGTTGAACTAGATGGTGCTGATCGTGTGTTGCGCTCAGTCGTGCGCTTTGGAAAAGGCGCTCTTGCCAGCGAGGTATTCAACGATGTCGCTGATGATATACGAGGCAATATATCTGTCGGGTATAATATCAGCAAACTTGAGCGCAAGGACAAAGACACTTATGTCGCACGTTCTTGGGCACCGATGGAAGCATCCATAGTATCAATTCCCGCTGATGTGACAGTTGGCGTGGGTCGTTCGGCTGATTCCTCAACTAAACCCGTAATTAAAACTGACTTTAAAGAGGAAACTATTATGTCAGAAGATAAAGTAAATGTTGCGGAGCTTGAGGCAAATGCCCGAAACTCCGATAGAAAAATTGTTGATGAAATCCTTGCTCTTGGCTCACGCCATAATCAAGTTGAGTTGGCGCACAAAGCAGTAGCAGATGGCGCTGACGTTGCTGATTTCCGAGGTCAATTACTTGACGTTGTTAGCTCTAGTAAAGCTATTGACAATCAAGAGATTGGTTTAACTAAAAATGAGCGCAAGCAGTTTTCCGTTATGCGAGCTATTCGCGCATTGGCTAACCCCAATGATCGAGCTTTGCAAGAAGAAGCCGCTTTTGAGTTTGATTGCTCTCGCGCAGCCGCAAAGCAGTACGGTGCGTCCCCGCAGGGTATTATGCTACCAGTTGACGTTATGAATGGTTGGCAGCGTGACTTGAACTCTGCTGATGAGCATGACTTGTTCGGTGAAGATTACCGAGGAAGCGAGTTCATTGACGTTCTACGCAATCAGTCTAGTGTTATGCAGGCTGGTGCGCGAATTCTTAACGGACTGCAAGGTAATGTTACCATTCCTAAGAAGCTGACTGCCGCACAAACTGGCTGGGTTAGCACTGAGGGTGGCGACACTGGTGAGACTGAAATGACTACTGGTCAGATCAACCTTACGCCTAAGACTATTGGTGGACACACTGACGTAACCCGTCAACTATTAATTCAGTCGTCTATGGACGTTGAGGCAATGGTACGTGATGATCTTTTGCAGAGCCTTGCTCTTAGCATTGACTTTGCTGGATTGGCTGGTGACGGAACTGGTGGCGCTCCAACAGGTATTAAAAACACTACTGGCATTAACACTCAGGCATTTGTTGGCGTTAACCCTACTTTTGGGGAAGTCGTTGGAATGGAAACTGCTGTTGCTGTTGATAACGCTTTACTTGGTAACTTGGGTTACATCATGCACTCTAGCATGGTTGGCGCATTAAAAACTACCGAGAAAGCAACTGGTACTGCACAGTTTGTTGTTGAGCCTGGTGGAACTGTCAACGGTTACAAAGCTGTTCGCTCTAACCAAGGCGCTACTGGCGATGCGTATTTTGGTAACTACAGTGACCTTATTATCGGATTCTTCGGTGGTCTGGACATTCTGGTTGACCCATACACGCACAGCAAGTCTGGTACTATCCGAGTGAATGCTATGCAGTCGTGTGACGTTGCGGTTAGACACGCACAGTCATTCTGCTTAGGCGCTCAAGCTAGTTAAGTAGAAAAGTAACGAGTATCCCACCCCTACGGGGGTGGGTATATTTAGGAGTCAAATATGTATATTGTATTGAAAGATTTATTGCTTAAAGGTAAGCGATATGTAGCGTCAGACGTTATTGAGACTATTGGTGACGAAGATGCAAAGAATTTATTAGCTATGGGCAGAATTGAGGCTGTAGCTGTAACGCCAGAAGCAAAGGCGGTTGATAGGTCCGTAGGGCTGTCTAATGAGACTAAGCCTAAGAAACGAGCTAAAAGCAAGAAGGCTAAGTAATGCCTGTTGAGTCGCTAGATGATAGAGCCTTGCTCTTAGCTGACTTTGGCGTTTCTGCGACTTATACGCCTGTTGGTGGTTCAGCGTCAACTATAACTGTTATATTTGACAATGAGTATTACGCGGCAGATGGAACAGGCTCGGTGGCTTTTGCCATGCGCCAACCCAAAGTCATGTGTCGTGAGTCTGATCTTACGGGTACAGTAGACGGGGGTGCGTTAAGTATTGGCGCGGTCAATTATATTATTGCAGTGGTTATGCCTGACGGCACCGGAATGACAGAGCTTATGCTAGAGGTGCAGTAATGGCACACGTTAGAAAGTTAATTAGAGATAGAGTTGCACTCACCCTTACGGGACTAACAACTACTGGCTCTAATGTGTATAAATCAAGAGTCTATCCCATAGTTACTGGCGAAATGCCTGCTCTGTTGGTATACACCAAAGAAGAAACAATTACGCACACAGCCATGTCTGTTGCTACAACAAACAACAGGCACCAACAAAGAATGCTGGAAGTAGCTGTTGAGGTGTTTGTTAAGGGAGTAGCGGGATACGATGACCTGGTTGATCAGATATGCGAAGAGGTAGAAGTTGCGCTTGCGTCTGATCCCGACTTGGGTGGTTACGCGCAAAAAGCGACACTGACATCGTTTTCGGCAGATTTTATAGGGGAGGCTGACCAACCATTAGGTTTTGCCTCATTAGGAATTAGTGTACAATATGACACTAGAGAGGGTACACCAAGTACCGTAATTTAACTAGAGGAAAAGAAGATGGCTACTCACGTAGGTAAAGGCGGTGCGGTTTATGTAGCAACCAATGCCGTAGCGGAGATTAAAGATTGGACGCTAGACACATCGTCAGCAACGGTTGGTTCAACCACAATGGGAAATGATTGGGAGACAAACAAGGCCACATTAAAGTCTTGGTCAGCATCTTTCAATGCTATTTGGGACGATTCCGACTCTACAGGACAAGGCGCATTGGTTGAGGGCGCAGGAATTACTATTAAAATCTATCCCACGGGTAACACTACTGGTTACATTGAGTGGTCTGGAGCCTGTATTGTTGAGTCTGTCAGCAAGACCGGATCAGTAGATGGATTAGTTGAAGCATCCTTTAGCGTTACAGGTAATGGCGCGATGACAGAGGCAACTGTTTAATGAGTCGGCTAATTGATAAGGCTGTTACTCATTTTGACACAAAGGCGATGAGAGAGCTAAGAGTTGTTGAGTGGGACAATACTACTATTTATGCCAAGAACTTGACTAAGGCAGAAATATCAAAGTGTCGCTCAATGGCTGATGAATCCGATGATAACGACCTGATTATGACTTTTCTTGTTTACTCGGTGGTGGACGAGAAAGGTGAGAGGTTGTTTGATGTTGGTGATAAGCAAAAGCTCAAGACTAGCGTTGATCCAAAAGTTATTGACAAGGTGGCTGACTTTGTTCTTAACCTGTCAAGTCAAGAGGAAATCGAGGGAAACTAATAGATGGTGACGGCAAGCCTACAGAAATGTATGCGCTTTTTGCTTTAGCAGATCGTCGTCACCTTCCCCTTCAATCAGTGCTAGACATGCCTGCCAATGAGTTTGAGTATTGGTATAAGTTTTATGAGCTACAGGAAAAATTCAGAGAGCAAAGTTAAATGTTGAAGCACGAAGCACACATTATTGCCCGAATGTCACTCATTGATGAGATGACCCCTGCCGTTGGCAACATGAACAAAAAGCTAAAAGGAACTGCAAAGCAGGCCGGTGCGGTCAAGCAGCAGATGAGGTTTATGCGTGGCGGCATGGGGCAAGTTGGTCATCAAGTGCAGGAT